AACTATTTGCTGAGTATCAACTGAACGAAATCCAAAGAAAGATTGTAGGCGAAATTCAAAAGGATATCAACGCAACTATCCCACAGATCGCCAAGGCTGTAGGCATAGATGAAGAGTCGGTAATATCAAGAATAAATACTTTGATTGATGATAACGTAATCACGGAAAAGATCAGCCAAACAGGGCTAGTCACTCGAAAGATAACTAGCGTAGGGCAGGCAGCGATTAAGAGGCTAACCCCTGTGACTTCATTTAAGGTGCTATATAGCTATGAAGAAAGATCGGGAGTTCCTGATGCAAAAAGCGGAAGCAGGCCTTTATGTGAGAAGCTATTTAATGCTGATGGCGTAGGCAAAAGCCTTTTATTTACTCGTGAAGAAATTCAAAACATCTCAAACCAACTAGGCTATTCCGTTTTTCAGCTTTGCGGTGGATGGTATACAAACCCAAATACCGGGGTAAGAACTCCATATTGCCGTCATGAGTGGAAACGTAATGTTGTAGTAGAAAAAACAAGCCGATGAGCGCAAATGTATTAATGATAAGTGAGCAGTCTTTTAAAGACTTCACGGTAGCAAGTGCTAACATAGATCTAAAGAATGTCACTCAAGTAATTAAGATGACTCAGGATAGGTATATACATCCTATCTGCGGGACTGCCTTATATGATAAGATCCTTTCTTTGATCCTAGCGGGTACGATTACTAGCGGAGGGAATGCGGTCTATAAAACTTTACTAGATAGCTATCTAACAGATACCCTTTTTAATTATGTGCTAGGTGAGTTGCCGATGGCGATGCAATACAAATTCGTAAATAAGGGGGTAGTGAAACGCAAGAGCGAGAACATCACAGAGCCTACATTTGCAGAACTTCAAAGCATCAGCCAATACTACAAAGGGTATGCTGAATGGTACGCAGAACGGTCTATCAATTACCTGACTGCAAATAATACCCTATACCCTGAGTACTTGAATCCTGGCAGCGATGTAACTACTATTCAGCCTGTGAGCAATCAGTACAAAGTGGCTATCAATTTAGGCCGTGGTGATTATGAAGATTACAGACCATACAGCGAAAGATACCAAGGGAACAGATATAAAAAACCCTTCTAAAAACATGGCTTATTCTAAGAACGAAAAGAAACTCAAGGAATATTTAAGCAAACAAGATGACTCTAGTAGACCTAGTAAAAAAGCTAAAAGCGATCCAAGAAGCGCACCCAATGATCCGAACATTCGGCGAGGGTGATATCTACGATTATGTAGATAATGGAGGCGAAATAGAATACCCTGTATTTTGGACGGTTGTAAGGCCATCCGTTTACAATGGTACTACAATGCGCTATGATCTAGTGCTGCTTTTTGCGGATCTACTTACTGAAGATAAAAGCAACAGGCTACAGATTCAAAGTGATCAGATGCTTGTCTCTTTGGATGTGCTAGGAAAATTAAAACTTGACAATGCTTATACCTTTAATACTGCGCCTAATGCCTCTGTGGAATTTTTCCAAGAACGTTTTGATGACTTTACAGCCGGTGTATCAATCGCTATACAGATTACTGCTCCAATGCCTTTAAACTTTTGTGAAATCCCTGTAATCGCTTAACCATGACAATGATCGAAAAAGATGCTGTTGGCATACCATCTACCTTAATAGCAATATTTGCAAACGTGACCACAATAGCAGGTCTTCAATTTGTGAATGTTATTTTCACTTTAATTATTTCGATCCTGTCAATCGTTTACTTAGTTTATAAAATAGGTAACGAAAGAAAAAAGAATCAAGACAATGGCAAAAGCTAAGGCAGTCGCTCAGATCAAAATTACTTTTGGCAAAAGAAGAAACGGGTACGCAAAAAAAAGCTATTCAAAAGCATTAAACAAGCCTAAAAAATACAGGGGTCAAGGAAGATGAAAAGACAAATTAAATACATCGCTATTCATTGCACAGCCTCACAGCCTACAGCTACCGTGGCAGCTATTCTAAGATATTGGAAAGACTCTTTGGGATGGAAGTCACCGGGCTACCATTTGCTGATAGAACCAAACGGCACTATTAACCGATTGCTGCCTTTTGATAGTATTGCAAACGGGGTAAAAGGCTTTAATTCTATAAGCGTTCACATCAGCTATATTGGAGGGATCACCAAAGCGGGTAAGCCATTAGACAATAGAACCCCTGCACAAAAGAAAGCGATTCTTGACTGCATAGCTGAGGTAAAAGAGTGGAGCGATAACAAAAGCCTAATCATACAGGGCCACAGAGACTTCCCTAACCAGAATAAAGCCTGCCCGTGCTTCGATGCTAGGGCTGAATATAGAGACGCATGAGCAAGATTATAAACAATGTAAAGCAATGGAAGACCACAACGCTAGGGATAGTCATAATCCTTGCTAGTATTGCTTCTGTATTTGTTAAGGAAGTGCTTTGGGCGGATGCGGTTTATGGCATTGGTGCAGGGCTAGTGCTAGTTTTTTCACCCGATACGATACTTTCTAAGTTTGGCAATTTTGTCAAATAACCTAAACAAACCAAAATGCAACTTACTAAGATTGCAAAAAATCTCCACTCCTTAAATTTAAGCAAGGAAGAAAACAGAATTGCTTTGCTTTCGGATATACACTGGGACAATCCTAAATGTGACCGAAAGATGCTGAAGCGTCATTTGGATTATTGCTTAGAGCAAAATATACCGGTCTTCATCAATGGAGACCTTTTCTGTTTAATGCAAGGCAAAGGGGATAAAAGAGGAAACAAAAGCGACATTTTGCCTGAGCATAATAACGCAAAATATTTGGACTCTATCGTAGAAACTGCGGTCGATTGGTTTAGCCCTTACGCAAGTATCTTAACTGTGATTGGTTACGGTAACCACGAAACAGGGATAATCAAATACCAAGAAACAGACATACTTCAAAGATTCGTAGACCTGCTAAACTACAAAACTAAAAGTAGCGTTTATACAGGGGGGTACGGGGGATGGCTTGTACTTCGATATCAGATTTTAGGCAATACCCAAATGTCTAAAACCCTTAAATACTTTCACGGATCAGGCGGAGGCGGAATAGTTACAAAGGGTGCAATCAATTTAACAAGAGCCTTGGAATCTTACGAAAATATGGACATCTTTATCATGGGCCACATACACGAAAACTCAAGCCGAAACGATGTGCGGGATGCTGTCCAATACAACCAAGGCAAGCGATGCTATGAATTACAGCAAAAGCAGATTCACCTTGCTATTATAGGGACATACAAAGAAGAGTATGGGGATGGGTCACAGGGTTGGCACGTTGAAAGGGGCGCACCTATTAAACCAATCGGAGGAAGGATTCTAACCTTGCACGGTTGTATAAACGCAATCAACGGATCTAGCAGTTATGAAGTACTAATTGATTCTCACAAATTCCCGTTATGAATGTTGAACTAAATTTTAATCTACCAGAGGAAGAAAATGATTTTCGGGCTGCTATTAACGGGCATAAACTGAAAGGCATAACCTATGACTATGATGAATGGCTTCGAAATCAAATAAAGTACGAAGATCTAACAGATGATGAATACAGAACCTATCAAAAGTGTAGGGATAGATTGCGTGAAATGTTTTACGATGAAGATTTATTTATAAGCCAATGAACTTTTTTACAGACGATCAGAAAATAAGAATCGCTACCCTATCTTTTTTGGCAGGGGTCATCGTTGCGTTTATAGTCTACCCAAAGCCAGAGGCGGAAACCTTTTATAAAACACAAACAAGGATAGAAACGGACACAATCTACACTCGTGTAGTGGATACGGTTTATGTGCCTAAAACAAAGATAAAAACGGAAGTTATAAGGGATACAGTCCTAATAAATTACAAGCCTAAAATTAGCCTGTTTAAGGCCTCCATTCCTAGCAGGTATGGAAGTACCAATATAAGCGGTGAAGTCCTTGGAGAGGTCTTAAAAATGACCTCTACGAACGATTTTAAAATACCTGTCGTCACAAATAATATAACCGAAACTAAAACGGAAACAATAGTGCAAAAGCCAAAAGGGATCTACCTAGGTGCAGGCATTAATTCCCTGCTTCAGCCAAGCGCAAAAGCTACCTACTTGGATAACAAATATTTATTTGAATATCAATTTAACCCCTTACAAAGAACGCATCAAATTGGGGTATCAAAAAAGCTGTTTTAGTATGTGGATCGAGATAGATGTCATGCTAGGCGATAGCACTATGGATTGGAAAGAACTAGGGCTTGAGGTAAAGCACGAATTTGTCAGGCGAATGGTAAGGGTGGAGGACATCGCCTATGTGCAGGAATTAGTACACGATATTCAAGTGATTTCTTTTTTTGATAAAACCTCTTGCCTTATTAGGGGAAGCTACCAAGAGATCAGGGACGAACTGCTGCACCTAGATCAGGAAGGGCAGCTAGACTAATTCGGATTTTTTCCGAATAACTGCATAAATTTTTACAAAAAGTCTACTTTTTTTTCACAATATCCTGAAGCTGATTCCAGATTTTAGAATGCCTATCATCCCAATACATTTCACACTTATCACCTTGAAAAGGCGGGCTCATGAAATAGCTTTGATAGTCACTAGGGTTAGCGGTAAACCTGTAGCAATCTTTTTTTAGAGGGCATCCTGCCCCTGAACACATTGTAATGTCTGGCATGATTATATGCATTTAGGCACTTTGTCGCACTTTTGTCTGATTTATACGTCATTACATATAAAATCATTTCTTAATGCGCAGTATAATTCACATTTAGCAGCCTTTTTGTAAACTCTGTTTTACGTTATGGGTTGATGACACTCCGCAAATGATTTGAAGCTATCCCCTTTGAGGTACTGGCTTGATCTAAATTTAGATCTACCTTTTTTAATTAGGCAGCCATCTTCAAACAAGATGTAAAATTCATTCTCAGCTATGGCTTGATTTATAGAAACGTATTCTACCCACCACTCCAAGGGCTTGCGGTTCTCGTCTATCACCCTGGATGCTTTGCCAAAGCCAAACGGGTTAATGATTTCGCTTTCTTCCATTGTTTTTGTTGCAAGTTATAGGGTTTTAAAACTAGGTTTAAAAAAAATCTCACTTTTTGTTGAAAATATTTTCTAAAATGTTTTTTATTCTAATTTATTTATTCGTTTCTTTGTAGAAACAAACCCCTAAAAACCAATGAATGACTCAGAAAATTACTTCGACAAAGAAATCACATTTACCCATGAAGGTCAAGACTACCTTTGGATCGGTGACTACACAATCGAATCCTTTGGCGAAGAGGAAAGCGAATGGACTCCTGCCTATGGAGAAATTGAGGTCAAGATAGATTACACGCAAAGCCTCGTATCCTATGAGCATGGCTTTGATGTTATCCCTACTCCTGCAATAATGGAAGCACTAGAATTAGAGATTGAAAGAAACTATTAACCAAACCAAAAAAACAAATGCAAAAATCAGAAAGTATCCAGAACCTAACCCAAGGCCTAGCCAAGTTTCACGCTATGGTAGGCAGAATCAGTAAGGACGCTAAGAACCCGTTTTTCAAGTCTAACTATGCAAGCCTTCCGCATATCATTACAGAGGTCGCAGAACCTTTGGAAAAGGCAGGGCTAATCCTTAGCCAATTCCCAAATGGGGACGGGCTTACTACTATGCTAATCCATGCAGAAAGCGGGGAGTTCATATCAGCTACCTACACGCTTCAGGTAGTAAGGCAAAACGATCCACAGGCACAGGGGTCTGCGATCAGCTATGCAAGGCGGTACGCAATAACAAGCGTTCTAAACCTAGCTATAAGTGATGACGATGCGGAGGCAGCAATGCGACCGGTAAGACAAGCCCCTGCACCTGCTAAAGTATTACCTACAGAGCAGCAGTTTGCAGGGATAGTTCAGTACTTGAACGGAACACCTGAGCAGCAGAGGACAGCCAAGGAGGCACTAAAAAAATACACGTTAACCAAAGATCAAACAGAAATACTTGACGGGCTACTATGAATATTGTAAATGTACTTGTACCAAATGCGTACAAAATAAAGAAAAGAAAAGACGGTGCTTTAATATCTGTAATTGTAGATGAAGAAATAGATCCCTTTAATGTGGAATTTATAGGCGGTGAATGTATTGAAATAGATACAAATGAAATGGCCTACATAACCCTGTCAATAAATAACCTTTACCAGATTATTGATTTAATTGAAGCAGCAGAATACAAATACTCTAAACAAAGAAAAAAATGAATCTATACGAAATCACCAATGAGGCGCAGTACTTAGCTGCGCTTCTTGAAACAGAAGAACTCACACCTGAACTAGAAGCTGAACTGTTGATCAATCAGGAACAGTTACAGATAAAAGGCATAAACTATGCAAAAATTATTATCAACTATAGAAGCCAAAAAAATCAAATAAATGAACAGCTAAAAAGGTTACAGGCAATGGAAGATACTTGTGAAAAGAAGATAACATGGTTGACCGAAAGCCTTAAGAATGCCATGCTAGTAAGCGGAATCGAGAAGATAGAATCACCCCTATTCAAGATATATTTAAGAAGATCGGAAGCGGTCGAAGTAGATGTGGTAGAAGCCCTTCCTAGTTCGTTTCAAAATGCAAAGACCGTAGTAACGGCAGACAAGATGGCGATAAAAGAAGCAATCAAAAAAGGTCAGACTGTATTTGGTGCTAGAATTATTGAAAATTTTAACCTACAAATCAAATGATCCCATATCTATACCTAGGAAAATTCATAAAGAGACCCGGAGACCTAGCCCCCAAGGGGGTGAAGTCTACCTGTCAAAATGAAAAGCTACCTTTCAATGAAACCTTTGAGAAAATATGGCAGCTTGTAAGCACGAATCCCTAGTCCCTTTGGTACGGGAACTATACACCCAAGGACATACAAAGCATCAGATAGCCGAGATCATGGGTGTACGGATAACTTCAGTTAATTACATACTATACCACATCTTGGAAGTGTCTACAAATAACCCAAGGGCGAACCTAGTAAATGAGATGCCGAGGGAACTAGTCAACCGGGTAATAACCCTGTCCTGTTGGGGATATTCCAAGAAAGAAATAGCTGAAGATCTAGAAATCAAGTTCAAGCTAGTGGCTGATCTAGTCAAGGAGGCTACAGATAAAAAATTAATTCAAAAATATTTGTGATAAAATAGTTTGTTATTCTAATTTATTTATTAGTTTTGTCTATCAAATAACTCTAACCAAAAAAAATATGAAGACTCAAAACTCATTTGCTTACCTAGAAGCAAAAGGAAAATCAAAAGTATGGGAAGCCTATGCTGAACACTACGCAGCAGAAGAAATCATGGAAGAAGGGTTCAACCCTAATTCTGGGTACGTTTATCTAGCTTTAGAAAACGGCATTACGATTGCCTCTGCCTTTGGGCAGGAAGTTGATTTTATTTATTATGATCTTGATAACGATCAAGAAATGATCTTTGATTCATTTGAAGAATTAGAAATTTATTCAATAAACCAAACCGAAAAATAAAATGAAAACACTAGCAAAAATCTTGTACACGATCCTAGCCTTTGCGCCAATCTTTGCGCTGTTTTATTTGCTAGGTCTTAAATTATCCTAAACCCTAAAACCAAAAAAAGAATGGAAAATCTAACAATCAAAACCATCAAGTCTGTAGAAGTACAAGCAGACTTCACCCTGTCTACCTACTTTACTATTAGCAAGTACACATACTACAAGTTGCTAGATAAAAGCACATGCGTAGCGGTGACCTACTACCCTAGCAAAATGGATAATATTTTTGCGCTTGAGTTATTCCCTAGCATTCGAGTAGAAAATATCCGATATGTGCAGTATATCTTAAAGGAAGAAAACTACCAGGAGATCACAGAAGAAGAATTTGTGACAAATCTAAATGAGTGTAAAAAATTTATATCAGCCCTATGAAATCGACAGACTCACAAACAGCACTAATAAAGGGGTGGCTATTGAATGGCAAATCCATTACTCAGCTAGATGCCTTGAATATGTTTGGATGCTTCAGGCTTGCTGCTAGGATCGCTAACATAAGGGAAGAAGGGCTAGATATAGTCACGGACATGATCACCGTAAACGATAAGAGAATCGCTAATTACTACCTATCAAAATGAGAGGCAGGAATCTAACAGAGCATGAAAAAGAAAGAATCTTTGAACTCTGGCAGGACAGGATTCCTACAAAGGTGATAGCACTAGAACTAGGTAGATCCTATGCGTGTATTTATTTTCATCTAAAAAGAAGGAATCTAGTAGGATGATTGAAAAAAGTTTTATATTTGACTATCAAATCATTTTTGAGGTAGGAGCCAAAAATGATTTTACAAAGGTTTACTAAACCTAGCCCGACAGACTCCTACCTGTTGGGCTTTTTTATTTGTAAAAATGCAAGGAAAAAAATCATTTGTTTTGTACACGGATCAAAGGGAAGTTTTTGATGAACTTTTAGATGAAGATGCCGGAAAGTTGATCAAGCATATTTTTAGCTATGTCAATGATGAAGATCCAATTACAGAAGACAAGCTAATTAAGGTAGCCTTTCTTCCAATTAAGACTCAGCTAAAAAGAGACCTTAGAATCTGGGATGAAAAGAAAAGCCAAAGGGCAGAAGCAGGAAAGAAGGGAGGGCTAGCAAAAGCTAGCAATGCTACAAATGTTCTAGCAAAAGCTAGCGATGCTACAAATGATGTAGCAAACGTAGCTGTAAATGTAAATGGTAATGTAAATGTAAATGGTAATGTAAATGATATTTCTTCTATTACTATTTTTTCTACTAGGAGGCTAGGAGGTAAAAATCTATTTGAAGATATGTCTCACATATATGATCTAAATGATGATCAAATACAAAAGCTTTATCAGGAATGGGATTTAACCCACGAAGGTCAAACCTTTGAAAGTGAAAAGCATTTAAAAAATAGTTTTATCTTGTTTGTAAAAAATAATGCAAGCAGATTTAAGCAGCCTAGAACCAACACCTACAGGCCAAAAGAAGAAAAGCCTAAAAGCAAAAACATATTTGCTGATATGTATCAGGATTTACTAAGAGAAGAAGAACTAAAAAAACAATCTAACCAATGAAAGCAATAATTTTAAAGCACCTGCAAAAAATGGAATTTGTCTGCGGACTAAAACAATTTAAGGAATACAGCCAAGAAGACGGGGTCGAACTCCTTAACTGCCTAAACAAGCTATTTACTAGCTACGGATGGATGAACGAAAGCAGGGTAGACTACATCCTTCATGCAGGGATGCGTGGGCAGTACGGGGACTTCTACCACGTTAACGAAAAGAATGTAAGCGTATGGATCAACCAATACTATGCGCACCACCAGAGCCAAATAATACAGGAGGTTCAGGCAATGAATCGAGTAGATCGTGAACCTACAGATGAAGAAATAGCGCAATGGATAGAGATCGGGAAGCAGATATTTCGAGACAATTATGAAAGCGCAAAGGAAAGTGGGTACTGCAAAGACCTAGCTGAGTGGGGCGGTAATTGGTTTAATAAGTTCCAAGAGCAAGGAATTTTAAAACCTTGGGAATATCCTGTTGAAGAAATTGAAAAAGAAGCAAGAAGGGATTTAAGGCTTACAAATAAATGGATAGATGAAACCAGCGTTTTGGCCAGATCAAGAAATAAGATTTGGAAGCTATTTATTCTTGAATCTGTAAAAAACAATATTAAACTTGATGAATTAATATGAAAAAGTTAATTGAAAATCTAACACCTAAAAAGCAGGATCTATTCAGCATCCAAACTACGCTACTGACTTGCTTTGCGCTGATCACCTTTGACTTCGACTGTGGCCTTTGGTTTATTTTTATCGTAGCTGTGGTTACGATAGCAATGGACTTTGTTTATAAGGCCTGCAAATGATCCAATTCAAGCTAAATCAAAAGCCCTTATCAGTTAATCTGGCATGGCAAGGCAAAAGATTTAAGACTCCTGCGTACAAAAAGTATGAAAAAGAGATCTTACTAAGAATGCCTGCGGGAAAAGTTGCTGAAGATCAGATGCTGAGCATTGAATTTTTCTTTGGCTTCAGCAATTCGGCTAGTGATTTAGATAACCCTATAAAACTTTTGCTAGATTTAGCGCAAAAAAAGTACGGGTTTAATGACAAAATGGTCTTTGAATTGAATGTAAGAAAGTGTATTGTTAAAAAAGGTGAAGATTTTATACAAATGGGGATTTATAAGATGCTTCCTTTTTAGATATGAAACAGGACAAAACAAAATCTTTTAATATGGACTGTTTAGAATTTATGACAACAGTTCAAGATAAGTTTTACGATTTGGCTATTGTCGACCCTCCTTATGGAATTAATGCAACTATTGAAATAGGGTTAGGAGATATTAAAAGCGGAAGGAAAAATAAGATATCTAAATGGGGTGATAAAAATTGGGATTCAGAGAGACCTTCAAAAATTTACTTTAATGAATTACAAAGAATTTCAAAAAATCAAATCATTTTTGGTGGAAATTACTTTGCAGATTTATTAGAGCCTTCAAGATGTTGGATAGTGTGGGATAAAATGCAAAGAGTTAATCAGGCAGATGCAGAATTGGCTTGGACTTCATTTGAAAGCTCAGTCAGAATTTATCAATATCATTGCAGTAAACTACAAGGTTTTCAAAATCCTGAAAGATTTCACCCAACTGAAAAACCAATTTCACTTTATGAATGGATTTTAATGAATTACGCAAAAGAAGGTGATAAAATACTAGATACACATGGTGGCAGTCAATCAAGTAGAATTGCTTGTTTTAATCTTGGTTTTGAATTGGATATTGTAGAACTAGATCAGGATTACTTTGACCAAGGCAATAAAAGATTTGATCAACATAAAAAGCAGCTTACTCTATTTTAGACAAATTTCACCTATAAAAATAGGATATTAATTTTTACCCTATATTTGAAGAAATAACAAACCAAATGAGCGTACAAGAAGGACTATTAATTAGAAAATCGAGAAAAAAAAGCGGATACACGCAGCTTCAACTATGCGCAAAGCTAGGCATCAGTCATGCGCCAATCAATCAGGTGGAGAATGGATGGGAATCTATAAGCCTTTTTAATCTTAGAATGATCTGTGAGGCTATAGGATTAGAAGTAATTATCAAAGAAAGGAATGGCTAGAGGGTTTCCCAAATCCAAACTAGACTATTCTCTTGAGATCCGCTACAGGCTTTCAAGTGGGGAATGGTCAAAGTGGGTTAATCAGGGCAAAGGCAGCTTTCAAAACATTGAGATAGTACAAAAGCAAATAAGAATGCTAGCTGCCTCATATTACGGCCGACAGAAGGAGATCAAGTTTGAATGGAATGGATGGCTTTGCGATTTTGCAGGGCAGCCTACAGGGGAAGTAATAAGCCTAAAATGAAAGCGATCGGGTGGCTGTACGATCAGGAGTTCAAATATGTATTTCAGAACATAGGCAAAGACCTATGGGAAGACTTAAGGCAGGAGGTAGCGGTCATAGTCCTAGAATACGATGAAAGTAAATTGCAGGAACTTGAGGCAAAAGGAAAGCAGGTATTTAAGTTCTGGATAGTTCGGATTTGCTGCAATCAAACAAACTCCAAGTACGGAAAGTTTGGCAGGCTTTACGGCAGCCTTGTACCCGTGGAAGACATAATGAAGTTCGTAAAAGAAGAACAGCAGATAGATAACAGTCAAGAGGTAGCGGATGGAATCAGCAAGATAGTACAGGGATTGTATTGGTACGATCAGGAAATACTTCGAATGTATGTTGAACTAGGAAGCGTTCGGAAGGTAAGCAAGCAGACAGGCATCCCGCATACTTCAATTTTTATAACCATTAAAAAAATTAGATCATGTATCAAATCGCAGTTGGTTTACTAGGGTCGGTGGGGTTAACCCTCCTGTACTTTTACATCATAAATATTCCTGCCCTATTTTCTAAGTTTACAAATCGAAAACTTGTTAAACCTTTTAGCTGCTCCTTCTGTATGTCCTTTTGGATCAGCCTGTTTTATCTAGTCTTAAAAACGGATTTGCTTTCTGCAATATTTATAAGCAGCGCAGTCCCATTTATTTACCTTTGGATTGAGCAATACCTAACTAACAAATTTGAACTATGACACCTGAAGACCTAGAATTATTCAAGAAGCACATGCCTCTGTACGAATGCTACAAGAAGCACGCATTTATCCGTAATTACGAAAAGGATGTTTACACGGAATTGATCCACCTATACACTACCTATGTTTCACCTAAGCACAATTTTAGCCATTGGTGCAGTAGCTGCCGCATGGAGTTAGTTAACTACCTATATGGGTGGTACACTAACACAGAACATACAACCTGGTACAGGGATCAAGAAGAAGTAGTTGCCGAAGTAGTAGCAGCACCAACTACGACTAGAAAAAGAAGAACAAGCGCAACCGTTACAACAACAACACAGGAAACACCAACAGAACCAACAGCAGAATAAATGGACACCAAACCAAAAATAAGACTAGGAAACGGAAAGAAAAGAAGCGGATCATGGCTAACTGCGGTCATCTGCATAACAGATGCTGAGGCACACGCATACACCTACAACGGAAAGAAGTATGTTAACCTAAACGTGAATATCTACGATGCTCCGAATGAGTACGGAAAGGATGTAGCTATCACCCTAAACGATTACAAAAAAGAAGAAAATTTAACCTCACAGGTTAACAAGATGCCTACAGCACCCGCACCTTTTCAAGAAGAAACCTACGATCTACCTTTCTAATCATGGCAAAATTTAAACTAGAAGTAAGCGCAGGAGTCTATGAATCTGACAGCCTTACATCTTTGATTTTTGAAGTGCTTAAACATAGGTTTTGGCATCTTAGGAATCATGGCAAGTGGATGGATTAATGAAAAAGCACACAAAGATTTACATGGAATATTTCGGATACACAATAGCTGATTTTATTCCCTGTGAATCGTGCGAATGTCAGGCAGTAGACATTCATCACATCAAAGCTAGGGGGATGGGCGGAAGTAAAACAGCGGATCACATAGAAAACCTTATGGCTTTGTGCAGAAAATGTCATGATACAATGGGGGATATAACAAGCCAAAGAGAATACTTAGAAGAAAAGCATAAACAAAAAATGAATCAAACTAAATAAAAAACCATGGCAAAATTTCAGCTAAATTTTAACAGCGCAAAAAAGGTAGTAAGCATAACCCTTGAAGATGAAGAGCAAGGGGTCTTTGATCTAGCCTACCTATTCAAGAAGTTACTTGACGATGCGGGTATACCTAATCAGCTAGAGGAAAAAGAAGTAGAACCCTTGGAGGCTATACAAGTAGCAAACGAAAAACTAGACTAAACAACGAAAATACAGCGATGCCAAACCCCGAAAATATAGAGCAGCATAAATTTCAGCCAGGAGAAAGTGGCAACCCTAATGGAAGACCAAAAGGGGCTAGAAATCGTTCTACCCTAGTAAGGGAATGGCTTGAGGTAAAGATGAAGGAAAGGAATCCTATCACGGGTCAAACTGAAGAACTAGAGCAGCAGGACTTGATGACATTGGCCCTAATTAAAAAAGCTAGGGATGGCGATGTGCAAGCCTATAAGGAATTAATGGATTCCGCTCATGGTAAGATTGAGCAAAAAACAGACATCACTTCAAAGGGTCAAAAAATATTTGAGGTCAAAATAGTTGATGACAGTAAGTAGCATCCAGACAAACAAAGTATTCAGGCACTTAGAAGAAAGCACGGCAAAGATAGTAGTGCAGCAGGGGGGTACTAGATCAGGCAAAACTTTTAACATCCTGCTATGGATAATCTTTGCTTACTGCCAAAGGAACGAGGGTAAAATAATCACGATCTGCCGAAAGTCTTTTCCTGCTTTAAGGGGTACGGTGATGAGAGACTTTTTTCAGATCCTCAAGGATCATGACATCTATTCTGAAGACTACCATAGCAAGAGCAATAACGAATACAAGCTAAACGAAAACACCATCGAGTTTATTTCTTTGGACATGCCTCAGAAGATTAGGGGTAGAAAGCGGGATCTACTTTTTGCAAACGAAGCAAATGAATTAACGCAAGAGGATTGGACACAACTTCTATTCCGTACAAATGAAAAGGTGATACTTGACTACAATCCAAGTGAAGAGTTCCATTGGATTTACGATCAGGTACTACCGAGGGCTGATGTTGACTTCTTTCAGACTACCTATAAGGATAACCCATTTTTAGGCGATGTCATCAAAGAAGAAATTGAAAGGCTTAGAGGGATAGATGAAAACTATTGGAGGGTGTACGGCCTAGGAGAACGTGGTCAAGCTAGATCCCTAGTATATACTTTCTCCACTACCAAAGAAATACCAAAGGAGGCAAAGCTAGTAAGCTACGGGCTTGACTTTGGATACTCAAGTGATCCGACTAGCTTAGTGCGTACCTACATTCTTGAGGATAATATGTATGTCGATGAATTGCTATACCGCACGGGCATGACTAATCAGGACATCGCAAACGAGATGAAAGTTTTGGGACTAGATCGCAGCAATGAAATCTATGCCGATTCAGCAGAGCCTAAAAGTATTGAAGAAATCTATCGGATGGGGTGGAATGTAAAGCCAACGATCAAGGGATCAATCAACATAGGCATTGACATAATCAGAAGATACAAGCTGATTGCAACCGAAAGCAGTTTTAACCTAATCAAAGAGTTGAGGAACTACAAGTATATAGAAGATAAAAACGGGCAGATGACAAATAAGCCTGTAGATAATTTTAATCACGCACTTGATGCCCTGCGCTATTCGGTAGTGAACAAAATATCCAAGAGCCATTTGGGCAGGTACTCCTTCAGATAAAAACATCAAACCAATAAAATATATTTAAAGCCATGTGGGACAAATTAACTGTCGGTCAATTCATAACCTTGTACGATATCGAGGTAAACGCAAATTTGAACATAATCGAAAAGCAGCAGAAAATGCTTGCGGTGATCGATGGTAAAAATGAGCGGGATTACGATGACTACAAGTACAGGGATCTAATCAAAGAGTACGGTGAAAAGCTATCTTTCTTTGATAACCTGCCTGAAACCAAGCCTGTAGACTTTCTTCAGGTAGGGGATAACCAATACAAGTTTTGCTATGAAGTAAACGAAATCACAGCGGGGCAGTACATAGATATTCTAGCCTTTAGCGGTGAGATCATGCAGCTTAACAAGATTGCTGCCTGCTTCTTTCTACCCATGAAGGGCAAGAGATACCAAGGCTATGGGGTTGTGCCTCATGATAGGGTAGCAGATGACTTGCTAGGGGCAAAGTTCTTGGAGGTTTACGGGTGTATGCTTTTTTTTTGTCAACTATTCAACGAATTAATAAGCAGTACCATAACCTCCTCAATCCAGAACAAGGATCTGGCGGAGAAGGCAGCCCGTTTATGGAGCGTTGGGGGTGGGTATTTAGCACTAAACAGGTCGCAGACTTTAGCAATATAACGGTGAATCAAACCTACGATCTGAACGTGATCGAGTACCTGAATACATTGGCTTATTTAAAGGATTATAACAAACACAAAGATAACGAATATAAAAAATGGTCGTTGCAAACCAAGCTAAAGTAGACGCAGTTTTCAAAGTAGGTGCAGGAGGTAGGGAACTCAAAGGTAGCGAGTACATTGAAGATGTAGAAAAAGTTCTAGTTAAAAACATTACGGATGCAATGTATAAACTAGGGCTTAGAATGGCGGTAAAGCTTTCTGAATTTGCACCTGTTAGTTCAGGGGCAATGTCAGACCCTAATAACTTTTTTGTTGAACAGGCAAGAGAAACAAAAACAGGGTATAGCGTTACAATAAAAGTAGGAACTGAATACACAGATTACATTGACAAAGGTGTTCAGGGTATTAAAAATATACGCAAGACATACAAGAATGCGGATGGTAGATACTATAGATTTAAAAAATATGGAATGCCAACCGAAGCTTTAAAAAGTTTAGCAGGGTGGGTCAAAAGAAAGAACATTGAACTAGAAGCAACTGCCTTAATAAAAAATCAAAAAGTACCAGATGAAATTGATTCAACTACCAAAACAATAGCCTACTTTATAAAGAAAAATGGTATTGAAGGGAGAAACTTTAAACAAAAATCCTTGGATGCTGTAATGAAAGGTTTTAACGTAGACATCAAAAGCATTGGTGCAGATTCTTTAGTACTAAAATTTAACGTAAAATGATAACCCTAGTTCAACCTACCAATAGTATCCTGCCTGCATTCAATCGGATTAACTATACGATCAGCAGCACAAACGCAAACCTATCAGGCTTTAAGTATGTGGTGAAGGTTTTTAATATTGCAAACGAGTTAATTACTCAGGCATTCTATGACTCCCCGGCTAACCCTGCGGATTCGGTCGAGTTTGATGTAAGCAAATTTGTATCGGTTAACTTTACCTATTCAAGTGGGTTCTACCAGGTAGCAACTTCAGCAAGTAACACCAATATAATCAAAGGCTTCTATCTCAAATGCTATGAGTACTATGAGGTTGCAGGAGTGTTTGAGATCGTATCAGCTTCCGAGGTGGTCAGTACTACCAAGTATGCCTTAGCTGCTTCTTTGCCTTTGCTAGAAGAAAGCGGATTCGCTACCGATATAAGCAAATACAATGGGGTAAGCAATACCAATTACCTACCACTAAGCGAATGGACTACGATCAAGGCTAGGGAAACCGATGCGACTATATTCGGGTTTATAAACACAGGGCTTTTGACTAATAACGAACTGCTAGTCACCTACACAAACGCAACAACTCAAACCTACTTTATCACTCCTGCTGCGGTGGCTACTCCGAGCGTGACTTACATTCAGATCACTCCCTTGACCTATGGGGGAAGCATCGACAATATTCAGGTTTTTGCAAATTGGAATAATGGATCAGCAAGGCGGGCAAAGTTTGCTACTATCTACATTCAAAGCTGCGGGAAATTTGATCCTATGCGATTGGCTTACCTAAACAAATATGGGGCTTTTGATTTCTTTAATTTTGACCTAGTAAGTAAGACTACCTTTGATGTTGAAAAGAAAGGCTATGAAAGAAATTATTCAGGCAGCATCTATGAATCGGACGGGATCAGGGTAAAAAATATTAACCCGATTTATTACACAAAGGAGACACAAAAATGGAAGATCATTAGCGACTATTTAACGGATGCCCAAGCTGAGATTTTACGGGAGTTGTACTCGTCACCTTTGGTCTACATGAACTTGGTGAATGATAATTACATCAGTCCTTCATGGATACCTGCGAAGCCTACAGCGACCTCCTACGAGGTTAAAAAGACTGCGGTGGACAAAGTATTCAATATAGAACTAGACCTTGAATTTCAGCTTATAAACAATCGACAGGTAATATGAGCGCAAGACTATTTGTAGAAGGCTATGAAGCCGACACCCTTGGGGATATTGATGTTGAGTTCACCTTTTCGGTTGCGGATATTAGCGACATTGAGCGAAGAAATACTAGCTTTTCAAAGACTTTAACCCTACCAAGTACTGCAAGAAATCAGCAGCTATTTGGAAACATCTTTGACATCTCTGTTTCAAATGATTACATCGAAGCAAACGTAAATATTCTGCAAAACTTTAACCCTGCAAAACAAGCGAAATCGCAAATCTTCTTAGACAACGTGAAGATCTTTGACGGTGTTTTAAGGATGTCTAAGATCAGCAACAAATCAGGGGATATAGTTTACGAGGTGAATATGTTTGGCAGGTTACGGGACATCTTAGATGCCTTGGGTGACCTTACCCTAGCAGACCTAGACTTTGATAACTATGACCACACCTACAATCAGGCAAACATTGAAGCAAGTTGGGCACGAACTCAATGGGTGTCGGGTGCGCAGAACTATGTCTACCCTTTGGTCGATTACGGATACAGCGCAAACAATATAAACTACCCTTTAAAGAACTTCAAGCCTGCGGTATTTGTAACTGAGATTTTAGAGCGGATATTTGAGGAAGCAGAATTTGAGATTAAAGAGCCAAAATTTTTCGAATCTTTCTTTTTCAAAAAGTTGATTTTGTTAACTGCCGAAAAGAGCATCACTAGGGAGGTTCTGAATTTGCTGCACCAGACTACAGCGCTGCTGACACAAAATGTTGCAGCAGTACCTACCTTCCAACAACTGCTAGTTTTTAACAGCGTATCTGCCCCTAGCTTTACGATTAGCAATGGAGGCACAAGATTTACCTACAATAAAACTCAGACTTTAAATACGGGGATAAACTTAAATTTAAGCCTTAGCCTTACTTCTCTAGCAACCTTTACCAAGAATCTTTGGACTGTTATCATTTTAAAAAATGGATCGCAAATTTTCTCTGAAAGTGAGACGGTAACTATAGTACCACTAGGGGGGACTTACACATATAATTTTGCAATAAGCGGAGGCATCAGCCTTGCACTAAATGACTACTTTGAAATCAGGTTAACGGGTTCGGCTGTAGGCGGGGCAGGTTATAATGTGAACATTGAGAACGCAATAACAGTAGCACCTAGTGGCCCTTTCAAGATTGGTAGTACGATCCCTGTGGCGGTCGATGTGGTGGAGGGTGACACGATGAAAATCGAATACACGATGCCTAAGTCTATGAAGCAGCGGGACTTTTTAAAGTCTATCATATCGATGTACAATTTATACATAACTCAGGATAAGCTGCAAACAAACGTGCTAGAAATTATCCCTTACAATGAGTTCTTTAAAACCTTTAAAGATGAGGCACTCGATTGGAGCGACAAATTAGATGTATCTCAAGAGGTGGTCATAACCCCTTTGAGCGAATTATCAGCAAAGGAATATCGGCTTATTTTTGACGATGACAGCGACTATTGGAGTCAAAGCTATAAGGCCAAATTCAATGAAGGGTACGGGGAGAAACGGGAAGTAATACCAAATGATTTTGTAACAGAGACCAAATCCGTTAAGGTAGTTTTTGCGCCTCCTGTAATGCGAGAGGAAGCAGCGGGTAGGGTTATGGTTCACCTTTACAAAGTTGAAAACAATGTGAAGATTCCAGATAACTTTAAGCCTAGAATAGTTTTCTTTTCCCCTAACACTCCAAGCCCAACATCGTGGCAGATTCAATATGCAGCAGGGTCAGTAACTTATAACACCTACCCTTATGCGGGTCACGTTAACAGCTTAGTAGACCCTGCTTTTGATCAGCTATTCCACTACCCAAAGGAGGTATATTTTGCTATTGGGGCATACCCTGAAAATTCAAACCTTTACACGGAGTACTACGATACCCTGATCACTTCGATAGGGGACAGAAACAGCAGGCTTTTGGAGGGGTATTTCTACTTGACTCCAACGGATATTTCAAACCTAGATTTTAGGACGATCATAAAGGTAGGCAATCACTTCTTTCAGCTGCAAAAGGTGGACAAATACAACCCGATTGCAAACGGGTTAAGCTATGTTTCGCTATTCAAGATACTAGGGGAACTTGAGCCTGAAGATTTCGACTTCATTCTTTTGGAGAATGATGAATTCCTATTGCAAGAAAACGGGGTAAACAAGTTTTATATTTAAGAATTATGGCAGATAAGCGAATAAGTCAGTTAGTAGATCGGGGTACGGTAGTCAATAACGATGTTATCCCTATCGTAGTAAGTGGGGCTACCACTACCAACAAGGCAACAATCTCAAGTATTCAAACCTTCATGCAGGGCAACCTAGATGTCGGGGTGACTTCTGTAGGCATTACGCTAGGAAGCAGCGGGACGGATGTAAACGTAAGCGGTTCGCCTGTCACTTCAAGTGGAAATATCACTATCAATATCCCTAGTGCTTCGGCTACTAATCGAGGGCTAGTCACTACAGGGGCACAGACTTTTGCAGGGGCAAAGACTTTTAGTTCTGATTTAACTGTCAATGGAATCACCGTGGGCAAAGGGCTTGCAAGTAATGGAAACAACACAGCCATAGGAGCAACTGCGCTTTCATCAAATACTACAGGAACATTAAATACAGCCATAGGTATACAAGCGCTTGCATTTACTACAGCGGGAAATGGCAATACAGCAAATGGTGCAAATTCACTTGTGACAAATACTACAGGAGGATTTAATACGGCTAGTGGAAGTCAATCTCTTTATTCTAATAGTACTGGCGGAAGCAATACTGCAATAGGTACTAATTCACTTTACTCTAATACTACTGGCACTTACAATACAGGGATAGGATCAGGGGCAGGATACTACATAGCTGATGGAAGCACACCCAACACAACAAGTGATTTCTCTATCTATTTAGGTGCAGACACAAAGGCATCTGCTGATAATGCACAGAATGAAATCGTGATAGGTTACAATGCAATAGGCAACGGAAGCAATACAGTTACTATTGGAAATTCATCAATAACTAGCAATAAATTATTTGGAAAAGTAATTCATGCGGATGCTGTTAATGCTAATGAAT